TTGCTTGTGCACTCGGTATCAGTGCAATATTGGCTGCTCCCAAAGTCATTGTTTTGGCTGAGCCACTCGAATTGTCTTTAAGCTGAGAAGCAAGGTGTGTAAACCATGCCAATGATTTACTGTACCCTGAGGAACCAGTGAAATTGCAAGCGTCAATATCAAAATTTGTAGGCAATCCGATAAATTGTGTGTGGTTTAACGTGGTAGCTGTCGTGCTTGTTATGGTAGTTATAGTGCTTGGTATCTCAAAATATTCGAGGGAACCACAATTATATAAGAAATACGTTCCGTTTATAGTAGTTAACGAGGGTAATGATATGCTCGTGAGGATATAACAAAAACCGCAGAAGTAATTACCACTTACAGTTGTTAAAGAGGGTAATGATACGCTCGTGAGGAAATAACAACCACTGCAGAAAGCCCCACTTACAGTAGTTAATAAGGGTAATGATATGCTCGCAAGGGAATAACAACCACCGCAGAAACTCTCCCCGGTTACAGTAGTTAACGAGGGTAATGATATACTCGCGAGGGAACGACAATATGCGCAGAAAAATCCCCCACTTATAGTATTTAACGAGGGTAATGATATACTCGCGAGGGAACCACAACTACCGCAGAAATTCGTGCCGCTTACAGTTGTTAATAATGGCAAGGATAGGCTCGTGAGGGAAAAACAATACCTACAGAAATCCGCAACTGATATTTCATTATTATAAAAGCTTGAGTTTGATAAATTAACATATCGTAAATTTTGATTAACATTAGTCTCCGTTGCATTACCAAACAACGCACTTGTACTCGACAGTTTTAAATATTGGCTTCCGATAAATTCAAATGTTGCTCTATAAGAATATAAATTTACCGTTATACCATTAACGTCATCTTTATTTGCCTCTGTGGCATACATGATCACATATCTGCATTTCCAGTTTTCGCTTGTCGCGTAATCGTCAGCCACATCAAAAGTGTGCGTAGTATCTCCGACATATAAAGTGCTTGGTTCATCACTAAATACATACGCATCTGCGCCTGACGAAACGCCTGTACCTGTTTTAGTGAAACTCTCCGAAGCGAGAGTATCCATAAGGCACATATAGTAAATCGGGTAGTAGTTAACTCCGCCATTTTCAATCACAGGAGCGTTTGCGATTATGGATTCGCCGTCAGGCACTCCTGCAAGTCGGACATATCCACTCGGAGTAGGGGTATCGCCGGTTTTGATTATCCTATTTAAATTACTTTCAGCCATTTATCTCACCACCTTTATTTGTAGTGGGATGTCTATTGTCGGCACGGTACTTGCGTAAAAAGTTATGGTATCGGCAGATGTAACACCTCGGTATACATTAGCCCAGTCGCTTTGTATCGTTGCCACGTCCGAATATGCCGAACTTGATAAATCCAAATTAATATCGGGCTTGTCGGTCGATAAAATTCCTACAACCGTAACCTCTTTTGTATATGGCGCGCTTGAGCCTGTCCAACTTGCGTATGGTAATGTTGCTGTAAAATCTTGCCTTATTCCTGTCGGGATACCTGTAAACGCCGGGCTTGCCAAAGGTGCTTTTAACGCCAAAGCGTCATAGACAGCATTACCTGACGGCGCAATCGTTGTATGTCCGTCTGTGATAGCATCCTCGACTTTGGCGTCAAGAGCCGATTTTACGCCCCCACTCGTAACAAGTTTTGTGCTGGAATCCGTGGGGGCGGTTTCGATTTCGGTTAATTCCTGTGCGTTGGAAGCATTTACACCATAAACTCTGCGTAAATCACCCGAACTTGTAACGTCAAGTTTGCCGTCAATCGCGGTTTTGATACCTCCACTCGTGACAAGCTTTGTGCTTGCGTCTGTCGGGGCGGTTTCAATCTCGGTAAGCTCCTGCGCGTCTGTGGCGTCAACTCCGTATACTCGCCTGGTAGTTCCTGTGGACGTTTTGTCCAGCTTTAACGCCAAAGCATCAAACACAGCGTTGCCAGACGGCGCAATCGTTGTGTGCCCGTCAGTTATAGAATCCTCCACTTTTCCGTCCGCGTAAGTCGTGGTCGCTCCGTCGGTTATACCGTATCCGCTCAGCGTTGTCGGTGTGCTGAGCAAATCAGCGAAACTGCCTGTTTTGGATATTTTATGTAAATCAATATTTGTGGCAAAAGATTCCGGGGTTTCGGGTACTGCTTGCGCGGTCGCGTTGTTAGTGTCCAGTGTGCCCGCGATCGAGGTTCCGATAATCTCGCTCAGTGTTTTAATGCTGCCATCGGGACTTAAAAATTTATCGGCGCTTGGGGATGCGGTTTTATAGATTTCCGCGCCTGTTTCATTTGCTTCGGTCGCCATTTGCTTCACGTCCTATCTTATATATAAATTGGCGGCACTCCACTTGAGAGTGCCGCTGTATTTTGTGGGTTATTCTTCTTCCGCCGCCACTGTGAGCACTGCGGCTGATTTCATTGTATCTAAGCCGCCGCCGCTGTAAATTTCCATGAGGTATTCGTTCTTGTTTTGGCTGAGTAAAAAGTTTTCGTAGGAATCCATTGTGTTATCGCCGACTGTTTTGTACGCTTCGCCGACGTATTCTATCGCGACGGGAGCGCCTTCAACGGTCATCCAGTCAGGAGTGAAAATCGCAGTGTATCCGAGAGCCGAGGCGATATCCGAGCCGATCGGGAACACAAGTCCGCCGTCGTTCGAGAATAATTTTATCGAAGCCAAGGTCGCGCGGCTTACTACGAGATAACGGCTTCCCTCCGCGGTAATTGTGGCATCCATGTTGACCAAGTCGGAAAGTATTCCGTTCGCGGTTTGGGCTTGGACGGAAACAAAGTTGTCGCCTGTGGCTCTTGTGATAGTTTCATAAGACGAGATCTTGTCATCAGCGTCGGAAGCGCGTCCGTCACCGATCATTGAAGCGCGCTCGATTTCCATAACGATACGCTGCGGGAGTTCCTCAAGCACATATCTTACGACCGCTCCGGTATCTCTTGTTTCCCTGATGGTTTCCTTGTCTATGGTTATGTACTTGTAGATATACTGCGCCCTGATTTCTTTCGGTGTCAAAGTGATGACCTGCTCGCCCTTGGCCACGCCCTTTTTGTGTCCTTTGGCTCTGGCAGTAGCATCGGTGACGTTGGTGTTTACCGCGATTTTGAGCATTGTAAGACCTGTGTATCTGAATGTTGCGAAAATGCCTCCGCTACGCGCGAAAGCATCGGTTATCGCGGATATTACCGCCTGCGGCAAAAGCACTTCGGGATTGGATATTCCTTTTGTGACTAAAAATTCGCCCCACGCTTTTCTAAGGACTTCTCCGCCGCCTGTTTTTTGCAGGACTTTCGCGAAATCGGTCAGTGATTCTTTTGTTTTTAAATAGTTCATTTGTTTTTCATCCTTTTTCAAAATATTTTTTGTCGCGGTTTCCGCGATTTCTTTTAATTTTTCTTCCTCGGCTTTGATCTCGTCTTCCAAAGCTTTGACTTCTTCTTCGGCTTCGAGTGATTTTTCGGTTGCTTCACAGACTTCCTTGGTGACTTCGTCGAGTTCATCATCTTTTGCCGATTTGACTGTTTCGGCAAGTTCCGCTTTGGCTTGCGCTATTTTTTCAAGTTCTTTCTTTTTTGCCTCAAGTAATTCGCGTTTTTCTGCCATATTCATTTTTGTTTCACTCCGTTTTCTAAAATTTTTATAAGTTCTTCTCGCTTTTGCTTTTCCTCAAAAGCTTCGCGCACCGCGCTTTTGATAATTTCTTTTAATTCTTTTTCACCGTCCTTACCTTCAAGATTTTTTACATTTTGGATTACCGCCTTATCGTTCGCGGGAATGGTTACGATAGAGCCTTCAACAACTTCGGCTTTCGTGATTTCCCAGCCGCCGTACGGTCTTTTCTCGTCAACAGGGATATAGTCGTTGATGATAAATCCCACCGACATTGAGTCAAGCGCGCTCATCCTGAGCAGATCCAAAACGTTGCGGGCTTTCTCATCGTTTAAATTCAAAAAGCCTTTTGCCGCCAAACCAACAGAATCGCTCGAAAGCTCGAGCTTACCGATAACGCTGTTTCGGTCATGGTTCCAAAGCATCGGAACCGTGGATTTTTTCTTCAGGCTGTCGTCAAAAGCGCCCTTTACCATGACGTCGCCGTCACGGTCGGTGTTGCCGTAAGTTGACAAATAACCCTCGAATTGATATTCGCTCGAGTCATCCAAAACTTTGATATTTATGCCTTTTACTTTCATCTTTTCCACCTGCCTTTAAATATTTAATTCCAACTGCTCCGAGTCGGGGGTAATGTAGTTGCTGAGCCTTTTGTTAAGGTCAAATACTGTGGCGCCGCTCAAACTTCCGGCTTCGGCTTTGAGCTTTTCGAGTTTGGCTTCGTTAAGCTCTTTCTCGTCCGAATTCCATTTCTCACCGATTTGAGTTTTGAGCACAAAGATTATCGCGTTCAGGTCGGCTTTCACAAGCTTTGATTTCGTGCTTTCATGCGTTTTGGTAACAACTCCGTCGGCGTCTTTCCAAACTTCGGAAATCGTCTCGACGACCTCTGTGTGGTCGGTGAGCTTTTTGAGCAAAGACTTTTCCGCTGTTTGAGCGATCCTTTCCGTGGGCATCTCTTTTTTAACCGTCATCTTGCAGCGCCTCCTCGCCTACACGTATCGCGTTTTTATTGGTTTCGAAAACGTCGCCGCCGGAATAACTTCCGTACCCAAAGATCTCACGAATTTCGTTGGCGTTCATGATTCCCGAATATTTCATTTTGAAAGCGAATTCGTTCAAATCTTTAAGGCTTGAAATATCGTACATATCAAAATAGACCAGCAACTGCTGCCCTTGCGTTCGCGCGGTCTTACTGAAAAATTTGCGGTTGATCTCCTCGGAAATAACCTTTTGGTATACCTTTAAGACTGACTGAAAATATGCTCGGTACTGCATTTCCGTGTAATCGCACGTAAACAGTTTTTCGTTTATCCCGAATGCCTGATAAAGTTGCATTTTTAAAAATTCAAGCTCGTTTTCCGAAACCGTTTGATATGTGTTGGTCAGTTCCTGGAATTCCTCGCCTTGCTGTAAAAATCCGATACCTGCCTCTTTGGCGCTTTCCATGACATTGTGAACTCGCAATTCCGCTCGGCGTTTAAGCTCGCCGTCCTCGGCTTTGGTCGGGAGTTTCAGAAACCCCTTTAGGTTCGCGCTGTTTTCGCTGAGCTTATACGAGAGCGACCGAAGATTGTCATCGATAAGCCTTGTGATTTGCCCCAGCTGGGCGGAAACGTTTTGTTTCGGGTTTTGGAAGATCCACACGGAACCTATATCGACGTTGAAAACTTTGCTGTCGATCTCGACGATCAATTTTCTGCTTTGGCTGTCATACTCGGTCACGCAATCCGCGAGTTGTATCGATTCCAGTTTCCCGCTTTTGTAAGTCGGTATCACGACCGCCACCTGGTTTTGGAGCATTGTCCGAATGACGCTTGACCAAAAATTTACCGGCGTCTCAAAATCGTTCGGGCTGCAGGTCAGGCAGTCAGCCAAATCGCTGTGTTCAAACCATGTCATCTCATCGGGCGCGCCCTTATTTCGTGTTATCTTGACGTGCTTGAATTTGAGCAGCGCCACGTCGGTCGCTATTTTGTTGATGATGTTGTCCAAATAAATACTGTTCGAATTCCAGTACTCATGGCGATTTCTGAAATATCTTGTTTGTTGCATTCGCGTGTGCCTGATATTCATCCAGCTCGGCACAAGTCTGCTGAAAAAATTTATTACCTGATTTAATGGGTTCACATGGTCACTTCCTTGCTAAATAATTTTTAAAAAAGTGTTGACATTTATGCACGATTAGCATATAATATAAATATGAGGAGGGGAAAATGAAGTTTAAAGAAATTGAGAAAATAATTAAAAAAGACGGCTGGAAATTAGAGAGAATAAACGGCTCACATCACCATTACAAGCACCCCACGAAAAAGGGTACAGTAACAATTCCAAGACACAATAAAGATTTAAGGCTCGGGACTGTAAAATCAATTTTTGAACAAGGAGAGATAAATTATGGATTACGCAAATAAAGAAAACGCTATTACACTCACTTACCCCGCCTGCTTCCTTGAAGACAAGGAAGTGGGGGGATTCACGGTAAGGTTCCCCGATTTAAAAGGTTGCGTCACCGAAGGTGACACTCTTGCGGAAGCTATTTTAATGGCTGAAGATGCTGCTTCCGGTTGGGTTTTGATAGAGCTGGAAGACGGAAATCCGGCACCCGAAGCAAGTAATCCTCAAGACATAAAGCTTGAGGAAGGAGAATTTGTTAATCTGATAGCTCTCGATATGGCGGAATACGCTTCGAAATACGGCGAAAAAACCATAAGAAGAACGCTTACTATTCCCGCTTGGCTTAATACTTTCGCCGAGAAAAGGCACATAAACGTTTCAAAATTGCTCCAGGATACATTGGCCGATGTTTACAAAAAAACCGCTTGCTTATAATACTTTCCCCCAAGAACGAAATTCTTGGGGGTTTATTATTCGAAATACCACTGTAATTCCTCCTTGTTGGATTCGTAGCAGATAAAGGCGTCAAGCATAGACGCGAAAACGTCAATTTTGCTTTTTGCTTTTTCCCTTGACGGGAAAATATTGTTATTGTGGTCGACCTTGACGTTAACATTGCTCATACACCAAGAGGCCACGGGATCATCAAAAATCAAGCGCCCGTTTTTGGCCTTTTCTTTAAAAATTTTCAGCGGCCCCGAAAGCATTTTGACCGTTTGAGGGACTTCAAACGCGATATTGCCGTAGTGTTCCTCGAACAGTCTTATAAGCTCACGAGCGTTCCATTTATCGTAGCCGATTTTAAGCGGCAAAATTTTGTTCTCGCTTATGAAATTTTTGAGATCCTCGAAAATATACTTTTGATCGTTAAAATCAAGGTCATGAATGGTCAAGGCTCCGTCATGTTCCCATTTCAAGTATTGGTCGCGCTGCTCTTTCGGCAGGCTTTCGATTACATGGCGCGGCATGTATTTTTTGTTTAAAAAATGCCTGTTCTCGCCCTCTACTATCATAAAAGACATGGAACAAATATCGCGCACGTCCGACAAGTCGGCGCCGAGGACGCACCTTGCGTTTCGCTCGTCCGAGCCTTTGAACAATTTGGGTTTAAAGGCTTTTTTGTTGCTCAGGCATTCCTCGTTTGTGAAATACGCCAAATAGCTGTTTACGGGCAAATTAAATGTTTTCGCCATAAGCTCAGCCTGGGCTACGGGATCGTTCTTGCTCATCTCGATGTCTTTCATGATCGTTTCTTTGTCGGTGGTTATCCCCAAAAGCGGCATTGCTTTTGCCCACATTTTCGGATTATGTATTTCCGAAACGTCGTCAAGTTTATATATCCACGGCATGACCGAGTCATTCTCGATTCTGCCGCTTAAAATATCGAGCCATTTGTTGTAGTATTTATCGAAAACTTTCCCGCGTTTCGTGCCGTTTGTGGTGATATAGAAAGTAAGCCAATTCTTGCGCTTTCGGCTCGAGCCGTCGTTAACGATTTTTATAAAATCCTCATCATATGTATGCACCTCGTCGAAAATATTCATGTACCCGCTTGTTCCGTCCAGGACTTCATAGTTGCTCGTTTTTATGGTCATCAAGCTGTTTGTCGGTCGGTACATCAATCCTTGCTTTGTGCTCGAGAGCAGATCTTGCTTTTTGAGCATGCACAAAATCGAGCCTTCTTTTGACGTCATTGAGCGGGAAGTATTGAAAAGGATTCCCGCCTGTTCGCGGGTGTATGCCAAACACTGGATGTCCGCTTCCTGTTCGCCGTCAAGGATCTGCCCCGTAAACGCGAGCGCCGCCGCAAGCGTTGTCTTGCCCGTACCCCTCGACACGATTATCGGCACTTCATGGATCAATCGGCATATACATTTTGTTTTGGTTTCTTCCATAGTGTCGGGGTCGGTTTTGGTGACTTCGATTTCCTTGAAAAACCCGAAAACGGTTTCAAGCCATACTTTTTGAGGTAACGCGAGTTTCAGGTTACCGTTTGAGCCTTTTACGTTCGAGCATTCGTTTTCGATAAAATTTATACGCCTGTCGGCTTCCTCTTGCTTGAAAATATATTGCTTTTTGTAGCGTTTTACGCGGTCGATCGCCATTTTGAGTTCGGCGCACGCGGGAATCGAGCCGTTTTTGATCTTTTCGGCATAATTATCGAAATATCTCAATGACTTTTCACCTGCTTCCTGTGGGGTTTTAGTGGGATAGCCCATGGTTTTCGGGGGTTGGCCCATGGTTTTGGGGGTTGCCCATGGTTTTGGGGCAATTTCATAATTTTTTCTTCGAAATTCCCGGGGAGGTTTTTTTAAGCC